ATCCTCTTAGAGACGTTTCTAGGGGGTCTACAGCGTGGAAAGCTATAATCGGGACCGTAACCTAGCACTTGCCCTATATGCCTCTCTATGGGCTTTATATGGGCTTATAGGACTATATAAAGGATAAGACATGGCTGGACATATTAAACGACGCACGATTGCATCAAACTTGGACAAGGTTGGTGAGACCGTTTTGCTAGAGAAGATTGCTTCCGGTCTGACGATGGCTGGCCTCGCACGCGAGTTAAAGATTAGCAACCTATCTCTCTATCACTGGATACGCAAAGACCCGGATAGGGAGGAGCGGTTCAAGCAGGCGCGGGCAATCGCGGCGGATCAATGGGCGGATGAGTGCCTCGACATTGCCGACGCCTCGGACAACACATCGGCTCATGCTGACAGGCTCAAGATTGAAACACGTAAATGGCTGGCCGGTGTTGCTGCACCTGATAAGTTCCAAGCCAAGCCGACCGCAGCGGTCCAAGTCAACGTGAACCAACTCCACCTTGATGCACTGCGCCAGCTAAACTTGGCGTCATCAAATCCACATACCCTCGACAACCCAGAACCAGAAGTCACCATCGACGTCACGCCAACCAAGCAAGTCGGCTCTCATAACCTCGATGCGGACGACTTGCCGGGTGTTTTTGACGACGATTAACGGAAAACTGCCATCCGTGCACGGTTTGAAAAATCCGTGCACGGTTCGGGCCGGGTTTAGGGCCGGGTTTAACCACGCATTTCCGCCATCCGGCCGGAAGTGCACGGTTTGTCCGACCATTACGCGGCCTATGTAAGTAACATTGTAAAACGTACATGGGTAACACTGTTACTTACGTGAGAGTGGATTAACTTCTACAAACCCGGCACTTCCGGCACATCCTTAGATTTCAGCCATTTTATCCGGCCCTAAACCGTGCACCAACCCGGCCCGAACTATCTCAAACCGTGCACGGATTTAAAAAAAGGGAGCCGAAGCCCCCTTAGTCCACTTTACGTTCACGTAAACCTATGAGCCGGTCAAGATACCATCGGGCCTTCTTCAAGTCCTCAATCGGCTTCCCCTTCCTCTCATAGCGCCACATATATTTCATGATATTGCCTTTGAGGTAGCCAGCATATGCCTCCGGCCCCATCGACGCTTCGATCCCTTCGATGGCCTCGATGCCACCGGACTTATAATGCGGCGGGCTATTAACCGCATCGACGACCTCGGCATTGAGCGCATCCCTCACATCTTTATACCGCATAAAATCATTCCCATACATTACACATCATCCCTATCATCTGCCTTGAAGTTAATCTGAACGCCGAAGAAATCTTCCGACCCTTCATCTATCATGGCGTTGATGACCATATAGTCCTCATCGCCTATGAGAAGCTCAAGGCCACGGAACACACGCTTCGTTCGTGTCGCCCGATCCCTTGTGGGGTCATAGCCATGCGTCTTCATCTCTCCGTTGAACTTACGCTGCGACCAGTCACGCCCCTTGGCCTCATTATTATCCTTGCACCAGTCGCGGAAGTCATTGAACGCCTCACCTGTGGTCATCTCATTGTCCGCCCCAGCCACGCAGCGCTCAGTAATCCAGCGGGCCAATGCGTCCTCTCCTGCGAGATACTCATCGGTAGCTTGGACAACTGCCTGCGGTGGGTTCAATCCCTCCCCCAGCCAAGACTTAGCCCCCTCGATAACCCACGCCAAGATGGCCGGGTATTCCTCTTTCAGCTTATCCGGCAAGTCCATGTCCTTGCGGACTGGCTTATTGTCAAAAGGTATGAGGTGCATACGACGCCGCATGGCGTCATCCACATTAGTAATCTCTGGCTTTGTATTGCCCGCGATAATCAACGTGAACTGCGGCTTAAACTCAAACGAATCCTGCCGCATGAAGCGCGCACTGATCTTATCCCCGCCAGTAAGCGACTTCACCTTGGCCTCGTCCCACTTGCGCGACGGATCAATCTCCTGCGCGTGCACGAGCCGCGCCCCCATCAACGACGCCAACTCTGTGGGGTGCCGCTGATTGTTTGACGCCAAGAATACGTCTGCACTGGCCACGGTGGCATAATCGCCAAGGATATCGCCTATCGCTCCGAGGAACGTCCCTTTGCCATTGCCCCCCGAGCCATGCGCGAACGCAAGCACATGCTCCTTGGTACTACCCGTCGCGGAATAGCCAGCCAACCTTTGAAGGTAAGAGATCATCTGACTATCACCGTTGCACGCCTCATTAAGAAACGCCTGCCATTGCGGGGCTGGCTTGCTGAAGTCCGCCTCAACAGATGTGCATTTTGTGCACATGCGAGAACGATCATGCGCAAGCAACGCCCCCGTCTTCAGGTCCACCATCCCCGACCGAGTGTTCAGAATATAGATGTCCGCGTCTAGCTGCTCGGTGGTGGCCTGCATCGACGGCTCAACTGCTGCCAACTTGGCGACGTTTGCAATAACATTGTAAGACGCCACACGCTGCGCAATCCGCTCACCCTTCTGCGGGCTTTCTATATTCTGCAACGCCTCGGCCGACGCTTGCGCGCAAACCTTGCGGACTATGGTCAAATGTTTCTTCGCCACATCGAGCGCCCACTTGTTGCCATCCCATGCCACCCAGCCCATGCCGCCCACAACGTATCGGATATCCGATACGTGTAGCCGAGCAACGCGCTGCGCGAGAGCTATGTCGCTATACTCAATCGGCGTTTCCCCGGCCGAGGCTACCACGCCGAAGTCTTCGTCGCTAAAGTCCGCCACATCGAACTCATCGACCTCGCGCTTATAGCCAAAGGTCGCAGCCTTACTCGCCAGCCAGTCCCAACCCAACTCATAGGGCGGGTGCATACGGCCGAAGTCTGCTTCGATAGTATCGAGCGAGTTAACCCCGTCTTCCCAACGCTCGGCCCAGCCTGCGAAAATCTCGAACGCATCCGTCTCATGGTCAGGGCCGCACGCCGCCTTGATGGCATAGCCCATGCGAATATAGTCATCACGGTCGGGGAAATGTTCGGTCTTGTTCGGGATAGCGGTCACCGCAGCAGCCACATGCGTTACACTCGGCGCAGTAAGCGACGCCTGATCGACGGACTGCCGCTCGACTGCCTTCTGCGCCGTCTTGTCCGCGTGAATGATGACGCAGCCCATCATCTCCAACGTCTCCGTTAGATCAGCAAAGAACCGCTCAATCTTTTCCCGCGTGACCTTCTTCAACACAGACGGCCCACGTGCCTCCAAGTCCACATCAAGACTGTACGGCTCCTTGGTGATAGGGTGGATACCGGCGATGACGTATTGCTGCCCGTCCCCTAGAAACTCTACAAGCTGCTCGACACCACGGCCATCGCGGAACCGCACCTGCATCCGGCCAATCTTTTCATCGGTGCGATACATGAACAGCCGCTTGGGGTAACGACCGATACGCATCGGAGCTTTGCCCAATGCCTTCACCGCCATATCACCAATGACCCTAGCCAGCCCCTCGTTAACAACATCAATGTCAACCGCAGGATATTTGCTGGCTTTCAAGCCGATATTAGCATGGCTGCGATCCCACCGCTCAACATCATTAGGCGTCGGCACATAGTCCTGCCAAGCGTAGCCACCCCATGTGCCCTGCGCATTCTGCCGACCGGGGGCTTTGCCTGCCTGATCCGCTTGGATTTTAGACATGGCCGACAACTCGGCGTTCGGCGGGATAACGGACACGAGATCGGTAAAGCCAACCTCATACAGTGTCTTAAATTTCATCAGTGCAATTCCCTCTTTTGGATTTTGTCCCGCCTCTGCATCAGCATATCTACCGCCGCGTCGATGGCGAAGAGCGCAAACTCAGGTTCGGCTTCGTCTAATATTTCGTAAGCGGAAGTTGTTATTACTACACCGCGTTCGAACTCTTCTTCAAAACCGATGACGAATACTGGAATAAAGTCCACCTCTTGTTCATCATCGGTCCACCTTACTCTGTTCATGGCGCACTCCTTTAGGCATCAGCCCGGCCAGTGTAGGACGCTTTGTTGTCCGCATGGATTTGCTTCGTGCTTCGGCCAGCCAGAAGCGACTGAACATATACAAGAAGGTCGTAAGCATCAATCCTGCCTTCAATATAAATTTTACTACCGTCTCGGCTGGTGTAGCCTTGTGCGTTGTTCTCGATCCATTCCGCGAGTTGTGCTGCTTGTACCTGTTTCATTGGTCGCAATCCTTTTTTCCTTCAGCCAATCGGGCTATAATCCAGTCGATAATGTGGTGGATCATTTTAAATGCTCCCCTTCTTCAATCCGATCCGCCAGCCAGCGGGTGTTGCGCTCGAACA